TGCCTGCATCCAAAATAGTAATGGTTTGATATTTACCGGGCTTAACCGCTAATGCCGTTGGCGTGCCTGTATAGGTATTAGGCGTTAACGACACGGCCTGAATGATGTTTCGATTACTATCATCAGCTAACATGATTAACCCCGCTCAAATGTAGCAAGATACAGTGCATATATTGCTTTTTTATCGCTGGCATTGGAATAGTCAATACGCTTATCTGCCAGAATGGATTTTAATTCTTTGGTTGTAATGTCATCGTAATTGACAGGCGATTCAACAACCTTTTGTGCCGCCTGCTGCTGTCTTAATCGATTAAATGCTGCAAGTCCCATTATATATCACCTTTGTAAAGAAAGAAGGGGCTTGCGCCCCTCCAAATTTAGCCGTTAGTGATAACCTGGGCAACACGAACGTTTTTGCGTGAATACACCCGATCCCAGTTTGCTGCAGCTCCCAATTCAGTATTCGACGGAGTTGGGCCGGCAACACTTGAGCTGGTGAACTTGATGCCGCGTGGATGCATAATGAAATGCGAGCGCGTTACCAACACATCATTACCTGCCAATGAGTCACGGTCAGTCTCACTCGGTACAGGAGCATTACCCTGACCCAGACCTAGCGCGCCATTACCAAACATGTAGGTTGTGTATTTAGCGGCCGCATCTGTGCCACCCGTTCCTGCTGCGGCAGTGTACGGCATAGAGTCATCCACAATCACCCGGGCGCCGCGATAGGTTTCAATCTCAGCTTCGCCATCAGATTCTTTCTCAAATGAGATAGCATCCAGTTTTTTCAGGTTGTTGTACACGTTTGAGTGCATTGAGATGCCCGTTACTGTACCGATTGCATCACCGAAAGTAGCTTGACCATCAACATACAGGTCACCGCTGAACTTGGTTGATGCGCTTACATCAGCATTGGTTGCCCCTGACGCATCGACGGTCATATCGCTGGCATCGTTTGCCACGTTATCGGCAAAGGCACCTTTTAATGACGCAAGGCCAAGTGCTTGATAACGGCGCGCCCAATATTCAGCGACCAGATTACCGATTGCCATCATTGGGTCTGAACCTGACAAGGCTTTTGCCAAGTCGTTTACTTGCCATGCTTTACCACGCATATGTAATGCAGCAACGTCTTGTGATGCGTCGATTTTGGCAGGTGTTAATGAGCCAGAATCGCTTAAGACTTCATCATCACCGGTCAAATCATTCCAGAACGGCATGTTGATTAACTTACCGCCGCCCTGGGCTAAAGAGTTAAGAACACTATCGTTTGACACAATGCCGCCCATATAGAAACGGGTCAGCTCAGTGGTTCGCTCGATAAAGTAAGGGTTGAAGACATCGGGTACGATGACGTCAGAAATTTGTGTACCAGCCATTGGTTATTCCTCTATTGGTTTGCAGCGGCTTTAAGAGCTTGTGCTTGCTGCGGATTGTTTTTCAAAAGCTCTGCCTGTTTGGTTAAATTAAAATGCTCACCCTTTTTAAATGGGTTCTTTATATCGGCACCGCCGCCGCCACCAGGAGCACCGCCCCCACTGGCCTGACTACCATCTACAAGGAAGTCATATTTTTTTGTAATATCCGAAACCAGATCATCAATTGATGAAACGGTCAGATTTCCTGATTCATCTAATACTTTCAGTCCGTCATCCGTAAGCTTTAAGCGCGACTCAATCTTTTCAGCCAATAGTGATGCTCTGGCAGTATCTTTGGATAATCTCGCTGCTATTTTTGCCGCTTCGGATGATTTTTTTTCGTTGGTTATTTGCTCACGAAGGGATAAGGCTTCTTCCTGATGCTTTTTGCTTTCGGCCTGAGACGCCTCATATAAGGCCTTGTAGTCACCTTCTGCTTTAGCTTTCTCTTGAGAGGCTAGTACAGCGGCCTCGGCCTCCTCCTTGGCTTTCTGCTTGGCTTTCTTAGTCTCGGTCAGCAGTTCATCCATCTTGGCCTGCATAGAGTCCTGAGCGGCCTTTGCGTCCTCGATAGATTTCTTTTGTTGCTCGATTACTTTTAGTGCTTCTTCTAATTCCACGGTTACACTCCCACAGGGTTGCGATCACAGATCGCGTGCATAAAAAACCCGCCGGAGCGGGTAAGTTGATTAAGTAAACGCCAAGGGGTTCAAGGCGCGAAGTTGGTCCAATGTATAAACTCTGCCAGTGTCATCGGTAAATCGCTTAATGCTTAACTTGCCAGAACGAAACAGCGTAGCTCGCTCTTTACCTAACACCTCATCCTGCATTTCGTTTGACTGACGTTTGAGCCAGCCGCCGTATGTCACTCTTGCTGAAACGGGGCCATCTACTGATGCTCTTTCGCCTTCAATTGCTGAGCCTAAATCATATTCAGGATCGACCACCGGGACACGGACAGAACGACATCCCCAATGACGTGGTGTTTGTACACCTTCGCCGACTGGAAAGATGGTTCCATCTAAGCTGGCGCACTCAATGGTTGTGTTGCTGTCCAGTGTTGCGACATAACGTTCACCTGTCAGGACATCTGCATTTTCCTGGTAGACAATCTCACGCGCCTTGCCGCCCATGTGGTTGGTTGATGTTCTGACCAATGCTTCAGCCTGATTTCTGAGCCTGCCCGATACTAGCTCGGTCAAATCTCGGTTAATCTCTGCTGATGTACGTCCTGCGGTAAAGCCATCACGAACTAGCCTTGTGACCTCTCGGCTTTTGCTGGATGAGAATTGCGTTGCCGCCTGACTGATGGTTAATCGCTGAACACCCCTTGATGTGAGTAACTGCATCGGGGCATCGGTCATCACCGCTCTTATCCGGTTCAGTGATGCTGGGTTAATCTGTGTTGCTGTTGTGGCTGCAATAATCGACTGTTGTGCAAATTCCGACTCATTCTGTGCGAAATCAATCAATGACTGTGATAGGTCATCGCTGTATTCGGTTAATATCTGCTGTGATAGCCTTTCAATGCGCCGCATTAATCTGACTGAGGCTACCCGACCATAATCACGGCTTATCATTTCCTGCAATTCAATGGATAAACGGTTTAACTTTCTGAACAGTCTTTGTGCATCGCCTTTGGCGTAACGCTCAATAAAGATTTGCCGTGAGGTCAGCGCATCAATTAACGCCTGATTGCTGCTCATACAACAGGGCTTATATCTTCCGCTTCGCTGTCAATCTCTTCATCAGTTCTTTCCATTTCAATCTTGCCGACTTTTCTAAGCACGTTACGCATATCGGATTTAGCAATCACACCTCTGTCGAGTAATTGAATGTCAGCAATAATCTCTTGAGCAGATAGGGTTTTGTCGTAAAAGTCCTGATTGATTTCAAAGACGACATTTTCATCTGCGCCCATGAACTGGGCACACCAGGTTAATGCTTTGGTGATGGCTTCTGAGGCGTTCTGAGCCACATTAGATAGCACACTGTTATCACCTGCATATTTCATCATCGCGGCTGTTGCTGTCTCAGGTACTTTACTGTCTTCAATCAGCCTTGCACCCAAAGCAATGGCTTGTTTTTCTTTATGCTCCATCGCTTCAAAGGCTGCTGCATTAGATTGAGCCTGCAATAGTTGTGCGCTACCCCCGCCTGCTGTCGTAATGCCCTGTCTTGAGCCTACCATCACGCCTTTGGGGTTTAACTTTGTCCATTGGTCGGCTGTGGTTGTGCCAATGTCAATATGGAGCATTGGCTGACCATGAATGAACACGCCTTCCTCGTAGTCGGCACTGTTGCGGTAGTGGGCGATGTTGATTTCAGCTAAGTCATAAAGCGGCGCGTCATCAACTTCTGGATCGTTTGAATAGGCACCGGCAATAACAAACGGGATCTCACTAAAACGTACCCCTGCGGCATCGGTTGGAATGGTTTCCTCATATATCGCCCCATCACGATAAACGTGCATGGTGTAAACGCCATCGACTAGGCGTAAAACGCGGTATTGGTATTTCTCAAGGGTGTCAAATTCATCCTCACTGATGTCGTACTCTTCTTTAAGCACCACTAATGAAAGAACAACAACACCACCAATAGCCTGCGTTTTCCAGTTGATGATATTTTCGGCTTTGTAAGGCTTTATATTCGCCTGTAAGCGTAAGTCTCTGACCTGTGCGGCTGATAGCCCTGATTCGGATTTAGGGTAGTCAGCAAGCAAGCCATAGCGCCCCACCTCTAATAAATGGCCTACTGTGTTCTTACCTAACTGCTCCAGCGATACTCCATCACCTGTGGCATTTTCTTCGATGTAATCCAGGTTGGTTGGGATATCAACTTGTGGCGCTTTACGAAATGCCATCCCGACCAGGCCGTTACGGGTTCTGGCTGTCATGTTGACGAACAGTGAGCGCAAACGATATGCCTTGTAACGCTCATCGGCATCGCTAGCCTCTTTATTTGGGTTGGGAAGGTATAACTCCCCTCTGGCTTTAACTGCTTGGGAGCCTTCCACGCAATCACGTACAAGCTGCCACTTTGGTAAGCATTGTGCGTAATCTAAATGCGTTGTATCAACTGCCATTATTAAAGCCCACGTTTATGTTGAATAGGTCGTCATTTATCGGGAACTCGTAATCAATCATGTAGCCGATAGCGGTTGTAATATGTTGGTATTGGTTCTTTTGGTCTTCCTGGAAGGTTGAGCCTTCCTGCAATTGCACTGTAGCCAAACCTTTATCACACCACTTAGCGGTAACAGGGTTCACAAAAAGACTGATATCGCCACTTGCTGTGCGTATCTTTGCCCTGACTGCGTTCTGACGGTCTTTAATGGATGGATGGGCTGGTTTAACCCTTCGCTCGTATTGCCAGCCGTTTTCTTTCAGTACGCCCTCAATATCGGTGTAATCAGAACTATGTCCGTGTTTCTCGCCTGCTCTGCCTGCTGGATCGCCATAGATAATGACGTTTTTGTTTTTGTGGTCTTTGTATCGCTCCACAAATTCAATAGCGGATTGTTTTGATATGGCAGAGGTCAGAACAATTTCATCCAGGAGAAACACGTTCTTTTCATCCCTTACACCGACTGCACTGGATAATGGGGTGTAGTTCTGATCGTGCATCCAGATCAACTGCTCATGTGACTGGATAACCCTGTCTGTATGGTTCTGTGTGCTGTAGTCTTCGTAAATCCTGCCGGAAACCGTTTCAAACGATGCCTCAAATTCCTGCCTGAACTGCTTGGCGCTCATCTGCCGTTTGGCTGATTCGATTACATCGGGCGGTAATATCTCTGCGCTTTTCCAGTGATAGTAAGCCCACTGTGGATCGTTAGCCGTCTGTGCGTACTGAGCCATGTCATAGTAATGATTCAGGCCATCTGGAACGCCTAACAGCCAACACCAGGCGCGATAATCTGCTCTGGTTGGGTCTACAGTATTCAGTGCCGGTAATATGTGCGATTCCCAGGCATGGGCTTTAATGTCGGCAATTTCATCAATACCGCCACCTGTCCAGTTGACGCCCTCAATGCGCTCTGGCCTGTCCAAGCCGATAAGGTGTATCTCTGTCCCGTTGGGAATGTAAATCTTTAATTCTGATTCGGACGGTTGTTTTTCATGGATGGCTGAAAGACTGAATGCCTTCATGTCATCCCAATAAATCTTTTTAACCTGTGCGTGCGTTGGTGCTGCTATGAAGTATTTCTCATCGGCATTTTTCATTGCCTGCTTTGCAATAAAGCGTTTAAAGCGTTCTGTCTTGCCTGAACGTCTTCCTGCCGCTACTACAGGGAATCGGACGCCATTACTAACCGCATCAACAAGTTTAAGCTGTACTGGATGGTCTTTTAGCTCATACCATCGCTTGAACTGTCGGTCTAGCAATACCTCATTCAATTAGGCAACCTGTTAGCCAGTTCTCCGAGTTTGTCGGCAACTAGCGTATTGTTGTTGTTCTGTATTTGTGTTGGTTTGGCGTGACGGTCATTTAGTTTGGTCATAACGCTAAGCTTGTCCACGCCTTCAACCACTGCTTTAAAGTCTGAGCCTGAGTCAGATGCCGTTAATAAATCCTTGGCTTTCCCCATCGCTTGTGAGGCGAACCCCTCAATATCTCTTAGCAACTGGATTTTAAACTGAACAGAGTGTTCAACTGCGTTCAGTTCTTCTGGCGTTAATTCTGCACTCTCTTGAATTACTTCAACTTTTTTCTGAACAAGGCGTTCAGTTTTCTTTTCTACGCCCTTGGTTGCAGTGTTAACGGTTCCTAGTGATATTCTGTATTTCTTAGCTAACTCTCTCTGGCTATATGAACCTGTATGAAAGTCAGCTAACAAGGCCGCCTTGTCATACTTGCTTGCCATTTGTTTAAGCCCCCTCACTGAGAATGGGTCACCGACCCTTTCGGCTTTTTTATAAATTAAATTCTTTCCCTGTTTTCCGGGGCTTTTTATGCCCTGCTTTACAGGTATCAAACATCAGGTCGAATACTTGGTCTGGGTTAAGCTCTGCTGGCATTTGGTGGTAGACCAGATAGGCTATGCCCAGGAGGTTGTGATAACCCTCATCATCTTTGTATATTTTCTGTGTTGTGGCTTTGAAGGCTTCCCAGTCATCGCCCTCTTGTCGGACTTCCTGAACCCGGCTTGCGACACCAGCCTGATAAACGCATTGATCTTGAATTTGCTGCTGGCTTAATGCCACTGCGAAAAGTAATTCAATCATGCTGCCCTCCTTTGAGGGTTATTTATCAGCCTTTGAATCTAGCTTGTCGTAGACCCGGTTAAACTTGCCATCTATCGTGTCGAGCTTTGTCATGACTTCTGAATGGTTCTTGTGCTGCTCTGCATCTTGTCGCTGCGTGTAAAGCTGAAAGTCTGACTTATTTACGTAAGTGGTTGGCAGGCTGACTTCAAGTGATTTAATGTCACTTCTAAGCTCTTTCATACCTTCCCATACCTGCCTTGCAAACCATCCGCCGACAGCCATTCCCACACCGAGCAGGAAATTGATGATTGATTGGTAATCATCCACGTTACCGACCCTTAGTTGATGTGAGATTCATGCTTAACTTTCCTGTTTGGGTTCCTGCCTTGCAGAATTTAGGGCAATAAAAAACCCCAACATCGTTAAATGTCAGGGTTTAGGTTTAATGTGGTCGCCGGATGCAATATTCCGAACGTTCTAGGCCGTGTCGCTTAGTCTGTTGATTCAGTCAACTTTATATCGGATTTCCTCGAACATCCGAAGCCTACGCAATCACCACATTACAGTACCAACTGTCTCGCCAAAGAAACGACTGGAGTCATCCTGTCTTCTCAATTGGTACTGTGATGTAATCTTTTTCCCGGTTACTTAACCGAAGTATGGCTTATTAGAACACATTTATTCCATTGATTCTATGCATTTTTAACGCATTTTTTACACGTTTTTTGTGCGGTATTTGCTCAGCTAACAAGCTGCCAACCAGATGCGCTTTTTAAGCCTTTTAAGTTTGTTGTAATAAGTACTTTCAGCGATACCGTAATCTATCTTGCAGTGTTTACGAAAGTGGCTTTTCCTTGGCTCATCAACTGCGTGCCATATGCCGGTAACTTTCTCTACCCAACCTCCATCGTTACGGCACTTAGCAATCCACCAATCCTTTTCCCCAAACTCTTTAACCGCTACGGTATGCATTACGTCATCGTCACGCTTAATGAGTAGCATTTCTCTGTTGCACAGGCTTTCTTGTAACGTATAGTCACGTTCTCCGGTATCTTTCCCACCACCGCCCGCCAACGACTGTTCTGGAGAGTGTGTTGGATAACCGTTACCCCCATAAACTTGCCGCTGATTTCTAGCCCAATCCATCAGTACCCGCTCAGCGTCAGACTCTCGATAAGTTTTGCTCATAATCCCTCGCTGTTTTATTGATCAAGCTTACAAGTCCTTCGTAATGCGGCAGGTTACGTCTAGTGAATTTACCTACACAAAGCTTATCGTCACACCGCTTGCCGCTGCGCTCACCAACTGGAACAACCTCACGGCCTTGTATGTATAAACTCCATGACCTTCCAGATGCTTTCAGTTTTTCCTCAAAGGCGTAATAATCTTCAAGGCCGAAAAATATTGTTCTTTCTGGCTCATTCATTGCGGGTCTCCATCTTCTCCTGCATTAACCGCATTTCTTCACCAACCGAACCAGCCTCTTCGTAATGCCTATCTGTTTTAGTGCTGTTGCTGGTTAAGACGCAGATGGGTTTGCCGAATATGCGATCCCATTCTGATTGCACTACTTCGTCATCGGCTTGTTGTGGCCTTCTGGTTGAGCCTTTACCTGTCATTAGTAAAGCCCCTCCGAATAAAGCTCCATAACATCAGCAACCGTCTTGTGGTGGCTATTCCGTTGAGGGTCAATTGGCTGCCCATTTGTCTTGATAATGTTTAACGCTTCCTGTCTATCCCAGAAGTCACCAAACTGATCGATGAAGCCCTGCACATGCTCTGCTGAACCTTTCACACCAAAAGCGTTTGCTTGAGCGTGCATAAACCTATCCCAGTGACGAACGCCTATAACCTTTGTTCCGTCGCTAAATAAGCAGGCTGCACACACTATTTTTCTTTCACTTATTGACCGCTCACTCATCTAAAATGCCTCCCCAAATGTTCTTCGTTAGCCTTGCATTCCGCGCATTTCGTTGTGCCGCCCGTTGCCGCCTGCCTCGCCATCGGTATGCGATTTCCGCAGTCGATGCAATCAAGTGATGTTGGCTTTTTCCTGGTTGGTTGCTTCTCTTGGCGTTCGCCGGTTATGTTTGCGTCATCAGCCATTAATCTGCTCCAATATCTGCTCTAAGCTGTGAACAATGGCGTAATGGCCTTTCCACTCCGCCGCTAACTTGATTTGGCTGTCTTTTATTGCACCGGCTTTGAATTCGCCAGACTTTTTAACGGCCTTGTCAGGGTCTTTTATTTCAAACCAAAACGTCCGGCCTCTAGCTCCAACCAATATGTCATCCATTCCTGTTTGAACCGTGAAGCCTAATTGCCGAAGCTGCTTAACAATTACGGACTGGTTTTCGTCAACTCGGGCTGCTTGGCGGTATTTAGCCATTTGAGCGGAATTCATTTTCACGGACATATCTGCGGCTTTTTTGCATCTGTTTTTTCTTTGAATGCAATTCAAGCTCCTGCGCTTTAAGCTCTGAATAAGGCGGTAAAGCAATAAACTTTTTACCGTGATTTACTCCGCCTTTACGTGCACCAAATATGTTTCTAGTTCTCATTTGCTTTTCCTTTTTAGTTGTTTCATCTCAAACTCATTAACCACAATTTTCATAACGCTTGGTCTTAAATGTGCTGGTACTTCGTTGAACAGTTTTTGCCGGTCCTTTCTCTGTGCGGCTATCACTTTTTCTGCGTAATAATCCGCACAGAGACCGTTAATCATTTGGTTAGAATGTTGTTGGTTGAGCTACTGAGCGGACTAAACACATGTACCCTTTCTGCAAGTCGGTTCTACCTTCTGCCAGCCATCGCATTGGTGAGGTTGTGTTTGTGTGATTATCTTCCTGAGTAAGTAAAACCTGCTCAATCCGGCTAATTAAGTGCCGCGTTTCTTCGGCATGAGCCTTAACATCGTTCATTAAGTCAATTTCTTCTTGGCTTAAATCTCGATATCCGCTAATTTTTTTATGTTGATTATCCATTGCGTGAATCCCCTTTAAATTTGTGGGCTGGCTTTCTGCCTGGGCCCTTTTTAGTAAATGACTTGGTATAACCGTGTTCCGCTTTATGTGGCGAACCACCCCAAGACTCGAGTAATTTCTGTGCTGTATTTTTCATAACCAAAACTCCTTCCCCAATAACCGGCAAATTCGCCGTCTTTCGATAAATACATTAAGGCAATGCCGCACCTGTTTAACGTTCTGGCAATTGCTTAATGCTTTCT